GCGTATTTTGATAAACGATTTCGGCCGCGAGCTCCGCCAAGAGTCCGCGCCCGCTCGTTATTTTTTTGAGTCGTCGTCCTCATTGTCGGCCCCATGACTTGAGATTTTTTGAAAAAGGCCGGTCAAAAGTCCACTAGCGTAATAGATATCGAGAGTCTCGTCGGCTACGACTTCCATATTTTTACCGTTAAGGCGGCTCTTACTCACCTTAAACGGAACCTCGGAACCATCTTCGAACTCTAAGCCGGAGTGACCCTTCACCCCGTACTTAACGACGTCTAATTGAATGTTTAGCATATCTTCACCCGATGCCTTGCCCGCCACTTGCCGTTGACCGGCGTCTATGAATTGTGCATAGATGGTGCGGGGAATAATCCCGATTTGGAAAACGCCGCCTTGATACTTAAACTCGACGGTGTGATCGGGTCGGACACAAACTAGTTTACTCATGGCCTAAGCCTCCTTGCGTAAGAGGTCCGGGGTCGGGCATGATGGCCCACGCAAGAAAAGCCGCCCTTCCCCAAACCAATTTCTATAACCTTGCGTTTAGACGAAGCCCAAAAAGATTTCGTCTTGAAGTGCAACGGATTCGTGAGCGGAAAAGGGTAGCGAGTGAACCATAGTCCCGTCGCTATCTTCGAAGCCCACGCCGGTAAAGTTATTAAACGGCATCCAAAGGCCGACACCTTCTCCGGCGATAAAATCGTCGGAAGCATCAAGGCTCGCAATACCCACTTCCAATTCGAAGTCGGTATTATCGACAAAGTCGGTCCAAATTGAAATGTTAGCCGCGTCGACTTGTGGGTCCACGGTGCCGGTAACTTCACGATCGGTAATGAAGAGACGAGAACGTCCGCCGGTGTTTGTAATACATTCTTCCGGGGTGACGGTTTGCGCCATAGTCATTTCGATATTGTTTACACAAAAAAGCGTATCACTTCCGCCGCCAGTCGCACTCCGATACACATTACCACCGATCGCAACCGGGGGAGGTGTGGCGTTAAAGGTCGGAGTAAACGGGCTTGAAGCCGCGACCGAATCGTAATCCAACATCTCGAGAGTAAGGGTGAGTTTTGGAATTTGACCGGTTGCGAAGTCGGTAAAGGCCACGTTAGAAACGCGACAACCAACGCCGCGGGCTTCCCATTCGTCGCCATACCAAACCGTGATAGAGAGCGGATCATGAGAATCATTGGCGGGTTTGTATGTGTATCCGCCGATAACGTCCACCGCGGCGGCGGGGGCGCCCTTGTCTAGAGCCCGGTTAAGGGTCAAGACGTCGCCGGCCACGCTACGCACAAAGCGAAGCTCGCCGTCAATGTGAACCACGTCGCCCTTTTCGTAGGCCGCGCCTTCGCCGGTATCGACATTAATGTCGGTATCGGTTGAGCCGCCAACGGTTGTTGCATTGCCGGGGGTAGTCTTGCGCCCGAAAGCGGACTCGAGCAAGACGTCGGCTTCGGGGGCGTCAACCACGATGCCGGTTACGCCTCCGGATCGAAGCTCGATTCCGAGCTCCATTGTGCCGGACCGAATCCCATGTAGGGGTTTCAATCGGCCGATGCTACCTTTAATGAGGTTACGGTCGAGTTGCTCCACTTCCGGATTGAAAGCGGGAACGTCGACAATTTGCACATAGTCGGCCCCGGATGCGGGAGCAACGTAGGTGCCTTCGGTAACTTCGGCAACCACGGCAACGAGTGTACTTCTTGTAAGTGCCATTAGTTTACCTTTCTAAACTAAGTTGATATCGTATTTCATACGAAAGATAAGAGTGGAGACCAACCACTCACCGTTTTCGGTTTCAACGAGTTCAACCGTTGAAGATTCGATGGTCTCAAAAACGATACCGGAGTCTATCCTTTGCTTAACCAAAGATTTAACTACGGTTTCCTCATTATCGAGAACGTCTCTATATTTGTCTTGATTTGCAAGGCCGGCATAGGAAGTCGGCATCTTGTAAAGGACGACAATTTCGAGATTTCGCTCGATGGTAAGCATCTTATTAATTGCTTTGCGGTCAAAGTCGGGACCGGCCGAGAGAAAGCGAGCCGAGTACGACTTATCTCTAATGGTCGCCGGTATGCGGGCGGTATCAAATATCACGTTTGACTCCTCGAAGCCGAGGTTCTTCATTCGTATATTTAACGCGTCCAATACATCTACCGGCGTTGACATTAGATGCGACCCAAGCGGGGGCCGTGATCGGTTTGGATTTCGTCTTTGGTGATTTTGCCGTCGTTGTTTTTATCAACGCTCAAGCTACGCTTAACGTTTTCTAACTCATTGTTAAACATCGAAAAATATTTCTCTTCCTTGGCCGCGAAGCGATCTCCGCCGTTAACCATGAGAAAGCCGAAAATAATCTCGAGAGTTTTAAATGTGCTAAGTAAACGTAGCTCGCTTGTCCGGACGAGTTGGGACTCCGCGTCTTCCTCGGAGAACTCCGCATCAAGAACCTTGTCCTTAATTAGGAGATCGAGTATCTCGCGCTTTGCCGCGTTGTGTTGCGGTAAAAAGTCGCCTTGCCCCTCCGGTATATAGCAATTAATCCCGGGCTCGCGCTCGAGAAGGTCTTGGTCGTCGGACCAAACATCGCCGTAAATTTCACCCATTCCAAGCCCCGTTCAAATTGGGGGAAGGCCTAAGCCCTCCCCCGTTTTTGATTACGAAACGTCTAATTAGACGTTACGCTCCACAACTTGGACGGCGTCTTCTTGGACGAGAACGCCACCATAGAGCACGAAGCCCTTGAGCAAGTCGGCAAAGCCTTTTTCACGACGGGCGCTTTCAATGGTGAGCTCTTTTTGCTGAGCCCAAGCCAATGCGCTTTCGTGGAAGAAGGGGTTTTGGTAGGTGTCGGGAGTGGCACCGGATTGTGAGACCGAGGTCGACACAACGATACGGAAGCCCATCAACATACCAATTTCGCCTTCCATCAAAGCAACGCGGGACCCGTACTGATCGGCGTTAATGATGTTGGCATTACCCAAGAGGTCGCCTTCGACTTCGGGATGGATCACGGCCCAACGGCCATCTTGTGGCACGTCTTGACTATTCAAGGCCACGCGAGCGTCCCGGAAGTCGTTAAGGTCGACGGTAGCGCCGGCCGAAATGGGGGTGTTAGAAGTAGCGGCACCCAAGAGACTCAGCAAGTGCTGGTTCTGAGTAAGGGCGATCTTCTCGGCGGCGTCCCGGATAATGGGGCTATCGAGAGAGATGTTCGCTTGGATGGCGTCGACGTCGGCTACTTCCATAGCGAAGTAACGCTCTTGGTCGATGGGAAGATCGACTTGGGTCGAGGCAATGGTGTCGATGGTGATATCACCGGTTCCGGCCGCGGCCAAATCGCGCACGGTGATTCCGGAAAACTTGTTAATGTGCACCACGTCGCCGCGACGGTTAATGTCGCCTTCATATTCACGAGTGGCAAGAAAGCGCAAGTCGCGTTTCTCTTGGAGGATGGCGACGAGAAGGTCGGACCAAAGCTCCGGTTTAAAGTTGTCTACTGACATTGTTTACTCCAATGTTAAACGGGTTTAAAGTCTATTTTTCTTCCGCGCTTGCTCGCGTTTGCGAAAAAGGGCGATTCTTTGGTCCCGCGGTAACTTAGAGATTTCATCCATAGAAAGGTCTCCGCCTTTCTCATTGAATTTTGGCCCCTCATTGCCACGAGTGGTTGAGGGCGTCTTTTCCGTAGATTTAAATAGGTATGAATGGTTTTTACGAAGAGATTCGAGGGCTTCGGTAACGCCGTGGACGTCGCCCGTTTCCTCATCGAAAGCAATAATGCCACGATCGAGGAGCTTAAGGCAATCGGAATCCTTGATACCCATCCGAATGGCTTCCGACTCAATCTTTGAGTGGAGCTTATCTTCACGAATCCGGGAACGGAGGCTATCAACTTCTTTTTCACGTAGTTCGGCAAGCTCTTTGTACTTGTTTTGCTCTTTGAGCTTCTCTTCGGCAAATTTCTTTTGTTCCTCTTCAAAAGCACGGAGTTTTTCCTTACGCGAGATTGACTCGCGCGTAACGTCCGAAAGCTTTTTTTGAGCTTCTTCATACTTGGTTTTTAATTCCTCTACTGAAAATTCGCCTTCTTGATCGTTTGTCTCGACCGGCTCTTGAGAACTATTTTCGGCGTTCTCGGCTCCGTTGGCGTCTGCCTCCGACATTGTCGGCTCCCTTGGGGCACGGCCCCGGCTTTGCGTTATCTTAAATGGTTGAGGTTTTTAAGATCCGAGTCAAGTTTTATCTAATCTCAATTCGGCGACTACCGCGAGCAATGAGTCCGCGCAACTCTACCCCGAATCGGTTACTCAACTTTTTAACTTGGCGTGGGGACAACCCAACCCAAGTACCCTTGAGGCGGGAGGTATTGTCGGCCTTCTCTTGTTGCCTCTTTTGGGTAAAGCCGATAATCGCTTCACGCCTAGAGGCACGCTTAACCTTAAGATTATTCATCATCCGGCCGGCAAAGGTGAGGTTAACAATGTCGGTCCGACGGCTATTCGCATTTCGGAAGGCCTTATAGCCGCCCTCGAATCTTTTAGACTTTCGGTCCTTTAGTCGAAAATAGCCCGGATTGGTGCTGTACCCCGGAAATTTGTTGTCGTTAACGTCTTTGCCGCTTTGTTGGGTGCGGTCGATAACCTCGACTAAGGCGTCGTTAGCTAGGGTCTTGATTAGTTCCCCGCTCTTAAAGCGTTTATCGATGAGCGATAGGGTCGCATTAAATAACTTCCTCGCCATCTTAAGACCTTACCCCCGTATTCCCGGCCTCTTGCTCTTCGGCGAAGGCTTCGGGAGAGACCGGTAAAAGGCGGTGACGACAACCCCAACCGCCCGGATTGGACATAGAAGCCGCCCCGATCGGGTTTCCGGCCACATCGTCCCGGATTTCGGAGTCGGTAAAGTATCGACCGGCCCGACGGGCGCAAAAATCTCGGTTTGCACCGTCTAGGGGACCGGAGTAATACCAACCCCCAATCGCGTCTCGGTCGGTGGCTTGTTGAATGACTTCGCCCTCGAAGGTGTTATAGGCGGTCATGGCCCAAGTTCGGGCGTGCCTCGCCATTGGATTACCGGCCCGATCCACGGTCCCGGCGACCGTTGATCTTAAGCGCCGAATTAGGGTCTCCTCATCGACTCGGGTCGTGAGGCTTTGAAAGATGGTGTCCGAGATAACTTGGGAGGTAGCGGCCGCACCCCCATTAAACCGGTTAAGATTGAAATTTAAGAAAGCCGAAACGACCTCCCTATCTACGGAGGCGAGCCTTTGGTCCGCATTAAACCCGGCCGCGGTTAAGCTCCGGTTAAGATCGGCGGTTATGCCCCGGATCTCTATAAGTAGGCTTTCCTTTGCATCGTCCGCAATGGCGTTAAGCGCCCCGTCTAGGCTTTGGATGATAGTTAGGGCTTGATTAAAGTTCTCACGATTGAGCTCGAGAAAGTCGTCATCACTTAAGACAAAGCGGCGGGAGGCGACGATAAGCTCGTCCGACAAGGCTTGAAGCCCGGACGCGACGCTTTTCTCGGCTCGGTCCATGCCCCGATCTTCGAGCTCCCTAAGATCGATCGCAATCCGTTCTATTTCCGCCGGGTCAAAAGGCATTATCTATCGCGGCCTCGACCACGGTTGTCGGAGTTGCCTAGAGATTGACGAACGAGAGCCGCAACCCGGTTACCGGTGTCTTCCGGTTGGGGTTCTTGAGGTTCGGTCCGAGCCGGATCTCGAGTCGGGTCGAAACTATCGAATAAGCCCGAAGCCCCGCGAAGACGCTCCATCTCGGCCGCTACTTCCTCGAGATATTTCTCCGCGTCCTTTTCGTTAAAGGATGGCTTCATAGCCATAATTATTTCGGTTGGCTTAATGAGGCCTTGGGCCTTGAGCGCCAACATATTGGTAACTTTGTCCGACATGGACTCGAAGGCATCGTCGGGACGGTTGTAAACGATCTTAACTTCGAGATCATCGGGAAGCTTGTCGGCGTCGATTTCTCCGGCGTCTACGCGGAGATTCCACATCGGAACCATAACCTCGAGGAGCCCGGACTCGACCTCGCGATAGAATTCTTCGAGAGATTCGCGGATCTCGATAAGGGGCGCATTACGGATCTTAATTGCGACCCCGGACTCGACGGCGCTCTTAGTTGTGCTGAATGTGTTTTCCGGCAAACCCCGAGAACGCGCAAAGCCGGCCAAGATGCGGTTAACGGTCTCAAATAAACCATCGAAATCGGCATCGGGCTTAAGAAATTTAAGCTCGGCGGCATGGTCGGGGTCTTTGGCCTCGAAGGTGACAAGGGACTCCGGACCCCATTCAACCGAGGTTGAGAAGTCCACGTTTTGCCCCACAAGTTGCCCATGCACTTGGAACTCGGAAAGATGCAAGGCATCGGACAATAACAAGTTTACGTTTAGGTTTGTGTTGGATAGGTTGAGATCGGCGTCGCAATAAATACCGTCGTCGGGCACGACTTGACGAACAAGGACAAACGGTATAAGGCCGTCCGGGTTAACGTTGTCGGGATTCTCTTCGTTGGGCATAACGTTAAGTTGATCGTCGAGCTTCCAAAAGTTTTCCTTAGTCCAAACAAAATATTTTTGCTCTTTAATGTGGTCTTCATCGAGATATGAGGAAAGCACAACCGCGGCTAAACGGCCGTCCTCATCCAACATCACATCAAACAAGAATTGGGGCACGACGCTAGTTTGTAGCTTATCGTCCATCCACCGGACCCAAATAAGATCGGTGCGATCGAAGTTTACATAACGCTCTAGCTTTTGGAATTGCATATCGAGCTTGGCGTCGTTAACCATGCGATCGTAAGTCGATTGGATTTCGGCCCGTTCGGCGTCTAGGGCCTCGATCTCGGCGTCGGAAGCTTCGGAATCAATATCGGCACCGACTACGCGGTCGGGGGGTTGTTTGTAGACGACCGAGATTGAATCGACAATCATTCGAGACACGTTTTCGACGTGCTTCCGGCGAGAGGTTACCGTTTTTGGGAAACGTTCCCGCATCTCCTCGGTTAAAAGCTCGAGTTGGCGCGTGCCCCAATAATAATCGTAAACCTCTTTAGATATCTTTTTTCGGCTTTGTTGGCCTTCGTCGCCCTCGTTTTTATTGAACTCGATAAAGGCGCGGACGTCGGTAAGTTGGATATTCTCTACGTCTTCGGGCTCCGGTGCCGGACGTCGGTCGTCGGTTGTTTGTGGCATTAGTCTTTACTCCCGCCGAAATCGGCAAATTTGTCTTCGAGGCTCATTACTTCGCAAGTGGTGTTACCTTCGGTCATGGCGCCGCCCTCGGTGCAATTTACAACCTTCATACCGAAATCGCCGTCGTAGTTATGGAGGAACCACATAAAGTGCTCGTTGTAGATGTTGGTTAGGTTGATTTGGGAGGAATCCCAATCCATGCGAAAGCCGGAGCAATGGTGTTGATCCGGGTAGCACATCATGTCGTAACCCAAAAGAACGGCCTCTTTGGCGCCTAGCTCACGGCAAAGGTCGATTGCGTGGAAGCCGACCATACTTACCTTTGGGCGAAGAAAGGGAAACTCGATACCCGCCGGGAAGGCGTGCGGGTGGAGATCGTGCATAAATCGATAGCGGCGGTCGTAATTAATGTAATAAAAGACGGGGCCGGTATAGTCCGCTTGCCAAAGATCAATAAATTTGTAGTTGCACCACGTATCCGCGATTAACGGAATCTCTCGATAGAAAGAGAGAACGTCGTCCTCGAGGAGATCCTCGGTCGTGGGAACGTCGCTCCGGGTGTGCTTCCCGTCCGCCTCGCTTGAGATAACATAGTCCGGCCTCATGCCATGTAGCATTAAGGCTTTCACCGCTCCGTCGGTGGCAACAACCACCCCCGCCCCTCGGTGATACTCACGCGAAAACAACTCGATATTATTGTCTAGGCTAGGGCCGGCCCCGATAAGGAATACGGTTTGGCCCTCAAATTTAGGTCTAAGCTCTTCGATGGTGTGCACCCCAATAGAGGGGACATTGGCCTCGGAGTATTGGAAGTTTTTCTTCATATTGATAAAAAAGACGTGCGACTCGAGTTGGTCGTAGGTCATGGGTTTTTGGCTCATTCGGTCACCATGTAAAGGATGCCTTGTTGCGTGTGCCCTTGGACTCGGCGAGCTTCATATAGAGAAGGAGGTCTCCGAGCGCGTCCATTGTGTGATCGTTGTCCTTGATCGGATCGCCTCCCTTAGCGTCGCCACTCTTTGCGTGCTCCACCTCGGAACGCATATACGATTCGAACTCAAAAATCGTATTCTTGCACTCCGCGGAGATAATTAAGCCCGGTTTACCGTCTTCTTTATCACGAAGTAGGGACCCAACGCAATCTATTTTTGCCTCGACGGAGTCTTTACCCTTCTTACAAGGCAAGGTCCGGATACCGAGCTTCGCTAGTTGGTTTCGCTCTCGGGGTCCTTCGGAGTCCGATATTTGACGGTCAAACCGTCCGGTGAGATTGAAAAAAGCCCCCTCTCCTCGGACCGTCCGAGATTTGATTTTTCGGGCGTCGAATTGTCGGATTTGGGCGGCGAGGTCTTCGAGGAGCGTTTCCGTTTTGTAGATTTCGTGGAATACGTACCACCGGTCCACGTTGTTTTCATTAAAACGAGCCACCCAAAGACAAGCGAAAGGATGAGACCAACCCCAATCAATACCACGATAGTACCGCCAATGAGGCTGTAAAACGTAGTCGCTAGGATCGACAACGTGAGTCTTACGATCAAATTCCGCGTAAACCCGGCCACCTTCGCTAGTGTATTCGCAACAATGCTCGCGATTGAAGGCCGCTTCGGACATTCCTCGTCGGGTCTTTGCTTCCCAATTGTCATCGTTCTTTTTCTCCGGGTTCTCGTGCCAAAAGATCTTATCAAAGTCGATACCCCATCCCACTTGATTAACGTCTAGGGCGTAAAAGTAGCCTACTCGGCCCTTTGGCGGGCTCGAGAACATATTTAGGTATACGCAACGGCCTTTATTGGCGTTGTATAGATCTTCGAAATTACGGTTAAATGAGGCTTCATCGAATACGCACCGAAACCAAGTCTCGCCCCGTCCCGCGGTCGGGCTCGAGGTCATAAAGTAGATGCGGGAGAAGTGGGAGTCGCCGTGCTTAAGCTCGATTTCGGTCTTCGAGTCGGACGTGATCTCAAAAGGAAACATTTCCTTATTAAGATGGTCGAAAATGAATTGGCAACGCTTCTTAACCTTCTTGGCTTCGGTCTCACCAATTGAGAAATAACCGTCCGCAATGTTGGGGCGAAAGATCACATCATGGACACAAACCGCGGCCGCAAGCCAAGTTACGAGGTTTTGGACGGCCTTAAGACTAGCCACCGGCACCCCGGCTTGATTCCACCGGTCGTGCGTGCGCTTAAGATAGGCCCAATCGGGAAAAACCCGGGCTTGGCCCTTATCGTCCGCGGTTACGCAATAGTGGGTAATGAAGTACCACGAGTCACTCTTGCACTTCCTCCACTCCTCCTCCATCAAGTGAGAGTTTAGGATCTCCAATTCGTGCAAGGATAGATTCGATAATCGCTTCTTTAGTTCGGTCTCTCGCATCTATTTCTATCTTTTCGGGGTCTTTAACGACCATCCCAATCGATTGTAAAAGCTTCACTTTCTCGACCTCAATTTGGCGGGCGGCGTTGTGATCTTCGGCCTTAATCGCCATTTGATACAAGTGGTCGAATTTGCGAATCACCTCTTCGGCCGTCTCTCTCGGCGTTTGCATAAGATTGCCGGCGCTATACTCTTCGGAAAAGCGAGCTAAGTCCCGGTTCAAGGTCTTGTACGTGATGTTTAAGAGCTCGCAAATCTCAATCTTAGAGATTCCCCTTACGATAAATTGTTGGATTACCTCTCGGCGGTCGTCCATGCACATATCGGGCGGGGGCGAGCCCTCGGCCTTGGCCCAAATAACGAGCTCAATAAGTGGCTCAATTGGTTGTGGCGGCGGTTGATCGGCCTTAGATCGACGCTTTTTCGAGACTTGGGGAACGTAAGTCGCCTCTTTAGAAGGGGGCTTATCACTCTTTGCGGCTCTCTTGCGTGGCCGACCGGGTTTATTACGGTTTTTGTCCGGCATATTTCAATTATCTTAAACGCCAAACCCGGCGCAAGGATCTTACGCGTAATAAACTAAGGAAGCTTTTAAGTCGAATCGAGGCCTTCGATAATTTCCCTCATCCGATTAAATGTCCCGAGGCATGGGTGACACCACCACTCGAGGTCGTCGTCGGGCTCAACCCCAACGCGAATAAAGTTCATCTTGCTGTAAGCCTTGTTGCAATTTTGGCAAATTCGTAAGTCGTCGCTCAATCTTCGTCGTCCCGGTGATATAAAACTTCGCGTATGGTAATGCCTTCATCGAGCATAACTTCGGAAACTTGGTCGACTAAGTGGCGGTGAATACGTCCGGGAGGGGTGAGGCAAAAGGCAACGCGCATCATTTGGCGCACCTTATTTATCTTCTTGGCTCTCTCCGGATCTTTCAACGTGCCTAGCCTTAATCATCTCACCGAGGGCAAGATATCCAATTGCGTCGATTCGGTTATCGCGTTTAGGCTTATTCTTCTCCCTTATAAGCTTCAACGCAACCATACACAAGCAAAAATCGTGCGCGGTTACGGGCGCACCAATAATCGCGCTCCACATTTGGGCCACCTTTTCGAATTCGGCCTCGGCGTCTCCGTATTCGGCGTTGCGATCACCAAGGATTAAGCCCTCAACATCACTAAACGCGGATTTAACGCTTACCCGGTCATCGATACCGGACATTACATCTTTTCCGATTTCG